TTTCTTTTAGATTTTTGAAAATCTTTGTAAGCTTTTCGTCTTTCATCGTGTGCTTTCTTTTCAGCTGAAGACATCTGAGATACTGGTTTTTTCTTAGCAGGGGAATCAAACTGCATAGAATGTTGTCCACTACTTCTAACTTTTTCTGCATCTTTTGCTGACTTGTAGGGTTTACCGTGGTTTACAAACTTTCCTTTAGTCATACGTTGCACTTGAGCCATATTATCTTTATTTTTGATAATTTTAATAGCGCCTTCTTTACTTGCTTCTTTTACGACTTTACCGTTTTTATCATATGTAACATTAGTATCTTTTTCCCATGGAGCTTTTGGTAATGATACTTTTTTTCGAGGTTCTGCAGCTGCTTTAGCAAGAGCTTGTTGTCTCTTTGTAGTGATCGGCTCGTAAGCTTCTTTCTTAGATTTTTTCTTCTTTTTATTGTCAGGATGTCCTTTGCCACCGTCTGCTCGGTTAGCCCATACAGCTGCGCGTTGAGCATTTGATACATACCCTTCCGTGCCTTCTATGTCGAGAGTTTTTGGGTAGCCTTTATCACCAGGCTTTTTGGGTGGTAAACCCTTTTTGCGACGCTTATGGATATTATCCCATAGTCCGCCTTCTGAAATAAAGTTACTAAAGCTTTTATTTTTTTTCATTGGTCATCTTCCCGGTTTGTCCCATCCTTTTAGTATATCAGGCGAAAAGTTGTTGTACGAGAATTCCATTCTGTCAACGATCTTTACCGCATCACCACCAAGTCTATCTATTGCTACGTAACCTTCAGGTCCAGTTGTCTTATAACCCGTACGAGTCTTGACAAAAGTGTTAACGCCAGATAGTCTATTGAGTATATTTATAACTTTTAATTTTGCAAGAACTATAATTTTTTGCAAATCGAACATTAATTTTAAAGATTTTTTATTAGCAGGTGAAAAGAATTTTAGTATTTCATTACGTTTTTTGAGTTGTGCACCTCTACCAGCTGCTGTAGATCTTTGACTTGCAGTTTTTGCAAACCTTTTTCTTATGTCAAGAATTAATCCATTGACATGTGCAGCAGTGTTACCTATGATCTGACCCTTACGAACAAAACTATTATTGTATGTTTCAATCATTTGAGCTAGTTGAGGGTTGGCTTCGAGTTGTCGTAATGTAGTACCAGATATTTTATTGAACATAACACCTGCCTGTGACAAGTAGCTATCAACAAGTTCTGTATCTTTCTTTGTCATTGTAAGGTTTGTCATATCTTTTAGCATTGCATCCTGAGACCATACTGCTCTTGATTTTTTGAACCTACTAACATCTACACCGTATGAAGCTCTCATTGTTTCGAATGTTTTTCCTGTGTATGTAGTGTGCCAGACAATCCCCATCTTCGCTGATGTGATATCTTTCGCAGCTGGCGTGCCCGAGGGGACAGCGTACATAATAGTATTTGGATGAAACGTAACATACTTTTCTCCTTTAATCTTTTTCTTACTTATATCTGATTTAGAGAATAAGAAGTCACCTTGAATGACCCCTTTAATTCCGAGTGATGGCAGATATTTGAGTGCATCTTTGAGCTTAAGAGCAAGATCACCAGAAGTATCAGCATCAACGTCAGCTGGAGACTTGTAGACCTTAGGATTCTTGTTGAATATGCCCTTCTTGGCCACAAAAAACTGACCGTCGCTCGGATCAGTACCAGCAAAAATAGCAGGAGCACCATCCCATTTAACACTAACATTTCCATCTTTTTCTCCTCCGAGCATTTTTCTTAATTCACGCAGAGCAAGAATGGCTTGTCGTGTACCATTAACTCCACCGTAGATAACCTTATCTTCGATGTGAGTCATGTGTGTGTTCTTTTGTTCTGTTATATGTTGACTAAAACTTTCCACTATTGATAAACCTTTAAATATACTGATGATTCGGGTAAAGTAGATGATGCATAATTTACAAGATAATCTACAAAATCATTCCTTTGTTTCTTAGTTGTTCTTGGATCGGCCAACTTGCTGAATACGTGAGCAACAGCTTTTTTAGCATGAATAACATTTTGTTCTTGATTATTTAATTCAGCTCTAAATATCGTTTCATCTACCTTTAAAGTAGTTGAAGTTCTATGTATGTTTAGAGGAGAATTTTGAATTGTATCTATCATTTTCCAAAACTTTTTAATTTCTATTTCATTATTATCTTTAATTCTTCTATCTTCTAGTAATTGTTCTTGGTTGTCTGGATAAGTATAATTCATAAAATCTGAAGCAGCTTGTTGTTGAGCGCTTTGGCCAGCTTTACCACCACGTGCAGTACTTAAAATCATTTCCATATTAAGTGCACCATTTGCTGCAGCAGGTCTTACATCAATTTTTTGGTTACCTTCAATTATTAAAAAGCCACCTTGCATTGAAAATAGCCCTTTAGCACCAGCAAGTTGTATGCCTTCAAGCGTATGCGATTTTTGCTGTGCTCTAAATTTATTGTCATTCATGACGGTCATTTTCATAAGCTTGGGTTTAATAACTTTTTTCAAAGAAATACCCATGATAGTTTTATCAAAGAAAGCTTTTTGTATTTCATCATTAAGACTTAATACACTACTTTCAGCTAAAGATTTTTCTTTGAATATATCAGCTACTAGTTTAGTATCTTTTATTGCCCAGATATCACCTGGATTCCATTTGTCATTATTTAAATTAGGTATTTCATTATTTTTAAAAGCTCTTGCTTTTGATTTATAAATGCTATTCATTACAGCATCATCTCTGTGAAATGAATATGCACCTGAGATATATCCTTGCTTGATTAATCCCTGTGCTACATAATATGAAGACCAATGCCATGAATCATCAAGTGAAACAACTTCTTTAAATATTGTAGTACTATTAAGTTTGACTCGACTAGAGTTAAAGGCTGCTTGTAAAAGCGTATTAGTTACCTTTTCTTTTGCAGCATTTGCTGGTAGCTTTGTCATGACTGCGCAATATAAACATTGTAAACTTTCAAACATTGCAGTTAGTTTTGTAGCTGACATTTTGTTAGTGTCTTTTTCACCAGTGCCACCACCAAAATAAGCGGTCTTGACTACGTCGTTTAACGAAACAAGTCGTTGACTTTTAGTTCGTAACTTAAATTGGTTTTGTTTACCAGTTGGCCATCCATCAGCTTTAAGCTCGTTATCGTTCTTATAACCTTGTAATACTTGTAGTTTAGCACGATTTTCTTGGTTATCTGCAAAAATATCTTCTTTACCATCTCGTTGCAAAATAGCTATTTTGCCAAGGGCTGATATCATAAGATTAGCCCTTGGGATACCTTTGTTTGGGCCTTGAGAGCTTTTTTTGACCCATTCGGCAGCTGGCATTCCTTTTAATTTTGCAACCATATCGTAGTCCCTTCGGATCTATTTATATGTTTCTATATTGCGTCTGTAATGTAGTGTTTGATCTCGTCTTCGATGCGTATTATATTAGCACCCAAGTCATTAAGGAGTGTAACCATTTCTGACATAAAGGCTTCAGGCAAAGCACCATCTGGTTTACTTAGTGTTCTACGAACCATACCTTGTAACTTTTCTTCGATTGCTATTGCGTCGGCAATATCTCTTACTATAAGCATAATATATCCTTTTCGTTGCTATAATGTTATTATAGCATGATACATATCATATGTACACCATTAAATGTATTTAGATTGAAACTGTAACTTTTATGTTACAGTTTTAGAATAGCATGTAATTCTTCAACTCTTTGTTTGAGTTGTTTTAAATGCATGGTAGGCCAGCTTGGGCCTTGAGAAGCTTCAATAGCATCATTGACTTCATGCGTGAGTAAGTCAGCGACTCTTTCGAGACGCTTAACTCTTGACTCAGGCCAATCCACAAAAGGATCATGCTGCATTGGCATACTCCACTGCTTTGTTGGCTGCATTGATTTTAGCTTTTTCCATATAGCCAAACCACTGATTGTACATACGATTATCGTTGTTTTGACCGTATACATGATCAGTAATGTATGTTACACTGTTCAGTGCTTGCCACCAGCTACCCTCAGCATAGTGAGCACCAGGTTGTACTTCAAGAGCATCGTAACAAAGCTTAGCATTCTTAGATAACTCGTTATATTGAGTAACAGGTGCTTTTTCGCCTTGCTTACGTGATGTGCTTGGAAATACATCATTGTAATACTTAATCAATGATTCTGCTGTAGTTCGTCTTGAACCAAGATGCAAAGCCATTTCTTTGTACATAGCAAACTTTTCGTGTGCAAGACCAAGTGTATCTTTAACACTGTCTGCATCAAATGCAACTCTGTGATTTAGCTTAGCGCTTGTTGAACGGTTAGACGACACGTGATTAGCGCTGTCTTGCTCAAGTGATAATGTAAGAGTATTGTTACAAACAACTCGTATTGGTGTGAACTTAACATTAAGAGCTTTACCATACTGATGAGGGTTTGAGAATAATAAGAATGATTCGATTTTATCATCACCAAATATGTCAAAAGATTCTTTAACTTTAGCCAATGCCCATACCATTTGGCCACCTTTAAGTGAACCCGCAGTATGCATCTCCATATCACCTGACATTACAAATTCATTGAAGAAGTTAAATGCTTCATAGTTTTGTACTGGATGCCAGCCTTCACCTACATTTGTAAGTATTTTAGAGTCAGAAGATCTGACGAGAGACTTTTGACCTGTTGGTATTTGTGTACCATTATGTTCTACAAACGATGGAATTTCATCGACTGTCCAATCAAGACCTGCTTTTTCAAGCATCATCATTGGTGTTAATTCGTTAGATACTGGAACACCAAGACCGTGCCATGGTAGTTCTCCTGCGTAAGCCATTGTTTCGACTTCATGTGACATATATATTTTCCTTTATTTTGTCTGATATGTATATTATAGCATGATTCAGTCGATATGTACACACTTATTTTACATTATTTTATAGTGTTACATATATGATGCACTACTTACATCTAAGGCTGCAGCCATATATTTTGATATTAGCTGCTGGCCTTCAGCACTAGGATGCCTATCCATTTCTGAAATTGTTAATTTTTTAGGATACTTATTTGTAAAGGATACAATAGATGTATCATATTCCCAGAATGGATATGATATATTTTTTTTGTATTCTTTATTAAGCATCTTAGCATATTTGTTAGTATCGCATAACGTATAATAGTTTACTTCTTCGATTCGATAGTCAGAACAAATTAATCCTTCGTCATAAATCTCATTCCATATATGATGATCTAATAAAGCAATGCCTTGTCTAAATACAAACTTAATATTATATTTGTTACATGCTTCTGCTACAAGCCACATATTTCTAAATGTATCTGTAATTATATTTTCCCAGAAATTATTTTCACCTATTTCCATGAACATTTCTGCATATGCTTGTGCGAGTATATTTTTTTTAGCTCTATGGATGTCTTTCTTTTGACCCCAAATACTTAATAAATCATGTGGAATGTTTATTAAATTCTTTTTCTTATCATGAAAATCGTGTCTGTCAATACTAGACCAAAGCACTATGCAAGTATCAATTTGATCTTTGTATTCATATATTTTATCTAATATTTGTTTGGCAATATAATCATTACCTCTACCGCTATCAGCAGTATTCATTATTTTTAAATCCATTTGCTTGCCAAGGATTTCAGGCCACATAGGCCAACCACCTCTTTTTTTACTATCAATAGATTTATCCATAGAAAAGAACTTAGGATCTGTAAAACTATCTCCGCCTGCTAATAATATTTTTTTAGACATTCCATATATCTTTCACTGATTAATTGCTGACCCTCTACATTTGGATGGGAGTCGACATTTTCAACATTATAATCTTCTGCTAAATTTCCAGTCCACTTACTATTAGGTTGATAGACTTTTAAATCTTCTCTGTTATGTATAAAATAACCTATTGTCTGATTAGGATTAACTATAGCATTTGGCTTAACAAATAAATGGCCGTAATCTTTTATCAACCGTTGATATAACACATTTGTTTCTAGTATCGTCATGTAATCAGCTTCCGAAATATACATGTCTTCATGTATAGTACCTTTTAGTTCTAATAATTCTTTATGCCAAAAAAATATTAAACCTTGATCAAATACACATTTAATATTTCGACTTGTACACATCTCTGCTATTGTATACATGGCTCTTAGACTAGTATTGTTCCATGTATTGTATGGATCATGAGCTCGCCATTCATGTGTAGTCCAGTGAAATGGATTAGTAGTTAAGTGCTCACAATTAGAAGCCAACATTTTTGCAAGGTCCAATTGCCCTTGCTTTATTGCTAATTCTTGAAGAATTGGAATTTGTGTAGAATTATATATGTCAACTCTATCAACTTGAGTCCACAATATGCTCACTAACTCAACTTGATCGCCGTACTTAATTATGTTATCAATTATACTTTGGCCAATGTATCCGTTACCTCTACCTTGCTTAGCACTATTGATTACTTCTAATCCAAGTTCTTTACCAATAATTTCTGGCCACATAGGCCAACCACCACGTTTTTCATCAGGTAAAAATTCTAAATGAGATATAAAGTTGGCATCAGTCCAACTGCAGCCACTGGCTAATAATTTTTTCATTTTTTATCTGGATTATTATCGTATATAAATCGTGGAGGCTTAAAACTTTTTTTACGAGTAAGTCTTCTCCATAATAATATGATTCGCCATTTTAGTTTGATCATGGTCCTGTCACCGTTCCTAATAAGTGTATACGCTCTGGTATACCGCCGTTAATTGCTGTATGATGTTTGGTAGTATCTATATAATATTTTTCGCCAACCGGCATGCGATGCATCTCACCTTTATCATCTGGATTAAATTTAGATTGTACTATCATAAAGCAAGTAAATGGATCACTTATAACAGGTACATGTATTCGTGGAAAGAGATCTCTGTGCCATGTATAACATTCCTTTTCTTTTAGAAATGTAATGCGAGCTTTGTATAAATCTAATTCATCTATAATAGAATTGATATATGGAATATCAAATATCTTATATTTGTAATCAAAATCTAATTTGGTTTCTGGTGTCCAACCGTTACGACCAGCTACATTTTCAAATGCATCTTGTGGTTCTGGATTTTCTTTGCAAGATTGAAGTTGAACATACGACAGATTATAACGCCTTGGCAATGTCTTTATTTCAGACAACATCTTTTGAATATCATATTTCATTTAGTATAACTTCTGCTATTTTTTCGTGACCTAATTTATTTGGGTGGCCATCAGTTTTACTGACCCAGTATTTCCAATTGTTTTCTTCATCTGAATGTATAAGATCTTGAAAACAAAAACCGTTAATGTCTTTCCATACAGGCCAACCAATATATTTTTCTTTATCTATCAAATCAAAATACTGAGATTTAAGTAAAGCATTAGCACATTTATAATCCCAATCTTTATCTAAAATGCCTGGAGAAATTTCTTTAATTTCAGTAATACCAGTTACAAAATGATAATCAACATTTAATTGCATAAAAACATTTTGCAATGAATAAACTCTTCTTAACCAACCGTTTATTCCAGAAGTTACATTTGGCCAACTTTTTTTAGCTAAACCTTTCATTATTTGATCATAACCATCAGGGTGTCCGTGATCAGGTATGTTAGATGCATTTAAATGTTGCCAACTTTTTAATTGCAAATCATAAAGTGTTTCTAAATCTAATCTAAGAATTCCAGACCATTGGACTATAACTTTGCTTATTTTTTTATGATTCTTAGAAACATAATCTAATGCTTTACTAAAGATTCTTTCATTGCCACTACCGCTCGCAGATAAATTAACTAATTTTAAATTTAATTTTTCAGCTACAATTACTGGCCATATTTTAAAGGGTTCTAAATCGTTGTACTTAACATATCCATTATTTGAGAATGAAGTTACTTCTCTATAACTATCAGTGTGTTTTACAACATAATCATGCGAAAAGCTGCATCCTATTACTACCAATTCTTTTTTCATAATTATATCTATAATGTAAAAAGGGGACGCTAAGTCCCCTTACCCCCAAGATATTTACCTGAGGTTTTGTTTTTATTCTGAATAACTTTAGCAAGAAAACTTGTATCTTATCCATCATAAACTCCTGTTAGAAGCTGAATGCGACTCCGAGAGTAACATCACTATATTTAAATTTGCTTGTCATAGACAATTTTGAATAAGCTGATAGTCCGCCTGCTAAAGGCATAATGCCTTTTACGCTGAACCCGTCAACTGCAAGTGCATTTCCACTTGAATATGACCAATCAGCAGCTGGTCTAACTGAAACGCCAAAAACGCTAGCAGTTACGCCTACGTCACCTGACCATTTTTTTGCTTCTAATGCATATTCTAGAGATGCATCTGGTTTGATTGAAGACAATGGTCCGCCTTCAGCGAATGCAGCTGTGCTTGAGAAAGCAACTAGCGCAGAAGCTAGTAGTAAATTTTTCATATATTTTTTCCTTGTTATGAAATTATGTGCGACTTTTCTGTTGCCAAGCAAGTCGTCAGCTCCGTTAAATTATGCTGCTAGAGCGAATTCACGAGGTGCAAAATTTGAGTTTGCGTTTAGTTTGTTTGATCTATGCGCGATCACCCGGCAGTCTCCACTTCCCTACATCGTCCGTCGATTCTATTTCGACCCCAGCATAAACACACGACTTAACCCTTGCGAGGTCTTGTTCTATACACAGAAAAGCAGGTGTATCTACTCTCATGTGTTTATGGTGGAGTCGTTGGGTACCGCCCCCAAGTCCGATCCGATTTCAAGTTGCTTCAGCAACTGCAGTCTTATTTAGCTATAATACACTAAATAAGACCACTTGTACACAATATAATTCTATTTAAATTTTGTTGTGTGACATAATAGTTACACTATTATTTACGTTCCCATATTGACCATAGGATCCATACAGCTACTAAACCGATTAATCCTTCAGCTCCAAGAGAACTCATTATGCTTGATACATTGTCTATTACGCTTACGTCGCCCATGAATGGCATAATGCCCATTCCTAGAACTTCGACGATGATCGCTAATGCAGCAAGTGATACGCCTACGTCAGCTAGGCCAGCAGCCCAGTTTCTGACTTTAGTTAGTACGTCCATAGTAATTTCCTTTCATGATAGTTACTATGGGAATATTTATTACATCTAGGCTTTTAAGGGTGTGACAAATATGTTACTTTTTTAAGTTATCATGAATAGAAAGTTGAAGTAATGCATAATGCATTATTTTTATTAGATCTTTACGCTGTTCGGCATGGTTGCCTTTTTTACCATATCGATTCGAATACTTATCAATATTGCCCATACAAAAACCTGTACCATGGCCACGTTCAATAATAATCTCTGTAGACTGAAAACCATTTTGAGAATAGTGCGAACTATATGTAGAATCAATATAATCTTTGAATTCTTTAATAAGATTAGCTTCGTTAAATTTGTAATCAATATCAGTATAAATTCTTTTATCTAGTGGTTCATACGCATCACATGAATAGGGTTTAGTCTTTAGTTGTAATTCTTCAAGTGTCATTTCCATTATATATTCCTTGTTGTTTCAATGTATATTATACCACGTTTTCATCGTCTTGTACACCATAAATGTTACTATAATCAAAAGCAATTCGATGTAATACTCTTTTTTCCATATCTTGAAATGCCCAGCGTTTATGTATACTCAACCATTGCTCAGATAATACGACATCTCCGTCATCCCAATCATGATGATATGTGTATTTCTCTTGGGTTACATGAGCGGTTGTTCGTTCCATTATCTCATTAAAATCTTTATTTGAAGTATTTTCCATACCAAACATCTGTAAGAAAGGGAAATACAATCCCTCATATCCACCAGCATTTTCCATTACAACCGGAAATAGATTGTCTTTGTTTACATGATTATGAAAGAATCGACTTGTGCTATACTTACCATCTTCGTATCCGAAGTATGCTTTTTTATTTCGTAGTTCCATACGATCTTCAACACTTAAATCTTTACAAGCTTCAATCATATTGATCCAAGATGTACGACTACCCTGAGTGCCTTCTAATCCATACAACCATATGAGTGGCATACGATTCTTGCTGCTTGCTTGATTTGAATGCCAGTCCAATGCACTTGTATGACCAAATAATCCTGGTTCACCTGCATCGTTCTTCTGGCCTGTAACTCTAAGTATACCGTCAACTAGTGATATGTGTTTAGTTCTATCATATTCGGTTAGCTGTACATTACCTATTATCCAACAGAATCTAAGTTCATCTTCTGTAGTAAGTTTTTGCTTTTTAAAGACAACAACCATATTACTTACGATAAGTCTGCCTACTCGTAGTATATCTTCGGTTGATAAGTCATTTATATTTTCGTCAACAATAACGGTCCAGCCGTTATCAGCATAATGATATTTCATTTATATTTTTTTAATCCCTACCGCCCAGTTTTCTGCGGCACTATTTAAGAAGTGAATCGATTTACCCGGAAACTCTTCAGTTTTTACACTCTCTCCTTCTACAAAAAAGTCTATGTAAAATGTATCAGAGTCTGGTGTTAGCTTAATTTCACAGTATGCATTATCAAGAATCTGAGATTCTGTCCGTGATATAACTCTACCCATGGGCTTAATTTTCTCCATTGGAAATATTGTTGCAATAGCTTCAGCACAAGCACGAGCAATTTCCATATGCTCCTTTTGTGTGCCATGACCAGATCGTAATTCAATATAATGAATCCAGCTTCGAATCGTGCCGTTCATTAAGAGACGGCTTTCCATCAATCCTTCTGGTAGAACAGCTCTCGCTTGTTCTTTCGCTATGCCATTTGCAATGGCCCATGTGTATGCTTCTTTCGAAGCAGTAATAACTTTATTTTGCTGTGCAGCCCATAACATCTGCAATTGTTTATTACTAGTATCTATACTATTTTGACGATTCGTTTTATCTTGTAATCGTGCTTCACGTATAATAAAATTAAGATCTTTTGTAGGATCTGCATATCTCTGACTAAACTCTTGAAATGAGAATGATCTATGACGTAGCATCTGTCGTGCAATGTCTCTTGTAGTTTCTATTTCAAGACATGCAGAGGCCATTTCAAATGGAGACCAGTGTTGATGTTTTATGAGATAAGCAAGCAACTTGTCTGCTTTCTCCATATTCATCTGACCTGAAGGATTAGATACCTTTGCACAGTATGCGATCAAATCTTTTACGTCAGCTAAACCGATTGTATCACTTTTAGAATAACTTACGAGTTTTACCTTCATTGTATTTTCCAATCAACAAATTTTTCTGAGTCAACCCTTTGACCTGATTTAGTTGCATCAAATGCCGGAGTATCTTGTACCAGGTTTTGATCGTTCTCATCAGCATCCATGAGTCGCATTTTAGATTTATCTATACCAAGTACAAATCTCTTGTATGTTGATATGTCGTTGTATCTGTTCTTGAGCTGCTTGACCATGATTTGACCCATCTTCTCGAGTTCTTCAGATGATACAAGTGCAAACATTAGATCGGCGGTTGCGGGTAATCCAAAAGACTCGGACGTATCTTCAAGCCCAGGATCCGAGTTAGAAAAACCCGAACGAGTCGTCTGCGTTGCAGAGATGACCGGTACGTTAAACTCGACCGCAAGGCCACGTAGTTCTTCTGCAATTGCTTTAATGTATGTATATGAATTGATAGATCCTCCCATAGTTTTCATTCGTGACGATGCGCATATATTAAGATAATCAACAAAGATGACATCAGCTTCAAAGTCGCGTTTTAGTTTTAGTTCGTTAAGTAATGATCTGAAATGATTTACATTGGCTGCACCAGTCGGATATTCTTTTACAATAAGTTTACCACAAGTTTTCTTTGTCAGTGCATGTACCTTCTCAGTGAACATATTCTTAGATAAGTTTTCGATCTGATCGATCGGCGTATTCAATAGATTAGCATCGATACGTTCAGCAATCTTTTCTTCACTCATCTCCATTGTAACATAGAGAACATTCTTACCTTGAGTCAAATGACTACCAGCAACATGACACATGAACAATGATTTACCTACACCTGTACCGGCGAGTGCAATATTCAGAGTTTTCTTTGGCAGACCACCCTTTGTAATTTTGTTTAAATAATCTAGATCAAATGGTATTTTATCTTCAACTGTATGATAGAATTCATACCTTTGTTCTACGTCTTCAATATAGTCATGACCGACAGCAGTATCAAACGTAACACCAAGTGCTTTGTTTAAGATATCAGGTAAGGCATTCTTTGTGAGAGTGTTGTGCTTGCCATCAATAATGGTAATAGATTCCATAACAGCATTATATAAAGCACGATCTTGGCACCATTTTTCAGTTGTGTCATAAAGCCACTGTTGGTCGACTTTATCTTTACTAAATATTTCTGGTAATATTTCAATAGCATGTCTGTATTGCTCCTCATTAAAGTTGCCATCATCAATTTCTATTTTAAAAGCTTCAAGGTTTGGTAGTCTATTGTATTTACCAACAAACTTACCAACTTCTATGAAGAGCGACTTATATACACCTTCAAAGTATTCTGGTTTTACAAACGGTAATACTTTACGCATATAGTCTTCGTCAACCAATAAGTTACGAAGTATGGTTTGTTCTAGATTTATATTCATGATACTATTGTATCACTTTTTTATTTGATTGTAAACTATCATTTGCTAAAATAGTAGATAAAATATCACCGCACTTTTCTTGGAATACAGGATCATCTCGAGTTATATCATCATTCGGAGTTTCAACAATGTGCATAGACCAATTGATCGTACCATCTTTTAAGTTAGGAGCAAGAGTTCCAAACTGAATAACTGTTTCTGTAAAATCACCTGTCAGAATCCTCACATTCCAACGATCGTCTACGATACACGGGATCAACTCGTAATCTATATTTTCTTTCATCTTCATCCTTTTGCTTTTGCATGTACTCTTGATATGTGAGACCTTCCATCTCTGCACATTTCATACGAAACCTTACTACTTCGACTGGTACTTTCTTTAATTCTTTCTTTGCTTTCTTCCATAGAAATAAGCGATAAGCATAACCGCGGTCATCAAACGGTGGACCACCATTATGCCCTATACTCATTCAATATCTAATTCAACCATATCTTTATGGCCGATAGTGTATTGCTTTCTAATAAACTCTTTGAAGTCTGTGTCATTAAAGATAGGTTGCCAAAACTCTTCTTTTAAAGTTTCTGCCATACGTACTTTAGATTCTTCACCGGCACGTTGATACCAACCAGCATTTGGTTTAGTAACATATCCACCTGCCATAGCAACTTCAAGTAAGCCACTGTATTTCTCTATACCGCCTTCCCACGATACAGATACAGGGATCTTAGATTTTTCTTTTACATAGCGAGACTTCTCGACGTTAATAATAAAATCATAACCAGTAACTTCTGTACCAGTTTTATTCTGTCTACGACCAAGTATCCATATATTGTCTGCAGAATAATAGATACCAGTACCACCACCAACAATAGCTTTTGGAAATAAACCGATCTCCATATAAGTATGATTAACAGCAAGCAAAGGAATATTCTTCATAGCAAGATAAGGTGTAGCCATACGGAATAAACCTTTTAATGCTTTTGCACGAGACATATCAGCAACTGATTTCTCGTTCATAGTATCTTCCATCTCTTTCTTCGATGCAAGGTTGCCAATAGAATCGATTACTACAATGACATTATCTTTACGATCCATATTATCTAGTTGAGATATAAGATCGAACTTGAGCTCTTCTACATTCGTAATAGGTGTATGCAGCACTCGTGATGTATCAATATCAAATTGTTCGAAGTATGATTGTGGTGAACCAAACTCAGAATCATAAAACAGCATAACTGCATCTTTATGTTTCTTGAGATATGCACCTGCCATCATTAAAGCAAATGAAGTTTTAAAGTGTTTACTTGGACCAGCCAGTACAATTAAACCTGATGATAGACCACCATCAACCGAACCAGATAATGCTACGTTTACCATTGGTACGTCGGTTTGTGTTTGATCTTTTTCGTTAAAGAACTTAGACTCTGATAATACTTCTGTTGCTTTGAGCTTTGAGTTCTGTTTTAGTTTGTCCATTATTGACATACATTTCTCCTTTTGTTACGTTTATTATATCACGATAATTCAGAAATGTAAACAGTTAATTTATCCTATAGTAAGATTTATACCAATCGATAAATTCTTTGACTCCGTCAACTACACTTGTTTTTGGATTGTATCCAGTTAGATTATACAGCTTAGATGTATCAGACCATGTTTCTTTCGAATCAGCTGGATGCATTGGTAACATATTCTTTTCAGCTGTTCTTCCAAGATTCTTTTCGATCTCAGTTATAAATTCCATCAGACCAACTTGCTTACCGTAACCGATATTAAATATCTCATCACCTTCTGGTATCTGATCTAGTAAGCCGAAGATACCTTGTACGATATCATCGACGTATGTAAAGTCTCTTTTCATGTTGCCATAGTTATATACATCTATTGGTTCTCCGGCAACTATCTTATTGGCAAAAGTAAACAGAGCCATATCAGGTCTACCCCATGGCCCATAGACAGTAAAGAACCTCAATCCCATTGTATTCTTTATTTTAGATATCTTGAACTGATGCTCATTAGATTGCTTAGTGTATGCGTATGGACTCAGCATCTCACCAAGACGCTCTTGTTCGTTCCATGGCCATATCTTATTGTCAGCCATAACAGAACTCGTAGATGCATACAATACATTTTCTATTCCATACTTCTCACATGCATTGATCAGGTTCTGAGTTCCAGTTACGTTATTAGTAATATATTGGTTAGGATTCTCAATTGAGTTACGAATACCGGCGTATGCAGCAAGATGAATTACGACATCAGGTTTTTCTTTACTCAATGTGTGATTCAGATCGCCATTACTTAATACACTTCCATAGTTTGATCTAATACCATGTTCTTTTACTAAAATACGATTACGTGCAATCTTAAGCGAGACATCATAGTAATGATTCATATTATCAATACCGGTTACTTCATGGCCAAGCTCTGATAGCTTCTTTGCAAGAGTGAATCCAATAAATCCGTTGATTCCTGTTATATAATACTTCATTCGTATTCTACTTTCTGTGCTATTTCACGTGCATCCTTATCATAGTCGGCACGGTATTCATTATTAACTTCTATGACTTTATCTAATATAGAAAATGTCTTTGCATATTGAGAAAATGCTGCAGTGTCTTTTGGAAAGCAAGCTCCACCATATCCACGTTTACCGTCATATCCTGGCACTCGTGTATGAGAGTGTCCTATACGTACATCATTACCAATAGCATTTACAATCGTATTCCAGTTCTGATCCGCTCTTTCAACGATATCATAGAACTGATTAAACCATGCAACCTTACTTGCAAGATAGGCATTGATGCCATACTTTATAAAGCTGGCTTCTTCTGGTGTACAATGTATTGTAGGACATGGAGTGCATATCGTATAGTCATGATAAAACTTTTCTAATGCTTTTGTAGCCGGTTCATCACCGCCGAAAATATGCATAGACGGATTAATAAAGTCTTCGTTAGCATTCTTTTCTGTTAGAAACTCTGGATTGTAAATAATATGATGGTTACGAAAACCTGATGTTAATTTTTTGATATCTTTCGGTACGATAGTAGATTTGATAATAAGATTACCGGTAGTTGTCTGTTTAAGATAGTTCATTACTTCATAAACAATGCTGCAATCTATTTTACCTTTGTCACCCATAGGTGTAGGCACACTGATAAATGTAAACTCTGGATCGAACTCACGCAGATCTTTTATAGTGTTATTATATAGAGGATCTATTATCATCTTTTCTACTTTAGGATGCTGTATACTATAATCAACAGCCTTTCCTACAAAACCATGACCAACTATAGCTACTCTCATATGAACTCCCACTTAACTCCAGCTTCACGAAACATCTTCATAGATTTTTCCCAGGACTCTTTCCATCTGTCTGTCTGTAAGTTTTTTGACATTACAAGTCTTTTGATACCAACCTGAATTACACCCTTCGCACAATCATGGCAGCAAGGTAATCCGTACACATACAACGTAGAACCAGCCAATGATATTCCATTGAAGCTAGCATTATATATAACATTCATCTCTGCGTGAACTATTCTCGCGAGTTTCTTTTCTCTGTCGTTTAATCTTTCAAGATCATCATTGACTCCACGAGGAAATCCATTATATCCCTGTGATAACACTTGACCATTCTTACCAATGGCAACAGATCCAATCTTTGTAGATGGATCTTTTGACCATGTGCTAATATGTTTTGCAAGTTCTAAATATCGTAGATCCCATTTTCTATCATGCTGCAAGCATTTCTTCCCATTTTTCAGAGGATCCTAGTTGACCTTGTTGATCTTTGATAGGGTCGAATATTCTATTTAAGTCGTTAACACTTCGAGGTGAACATTTCCAAATAGCGTTTCTGCTAAGATGAGGATACAAAGGTGCAAAGATAGTTGCCAAATAATTTGTATCATAATATTCTCTGAGGTTATCAAACATATGTCGAGTATGAGCGTCCATCTCATTTTTATAATCTTTGATAGAAGCAAATGTACCCCAATGTCCAACGATCTCGTATCCACGAGCTTCAAGTAATGAACCAAAACCTTTGTACGTCATTTCATTGACATGATTCTTTGCAGCACCAGTCTTTTCATCATAGCATGGTGTAGAGAAATAACAGAACCCAGATGGTTTTACGACTTCAGAAATCTTATCTAATATGCCTATCGCCTTTTCAGGTTCAACATGTTCTAATACTTCAAGACAAACACTTGTATTGAAACTATCACCAGGTATATCCATGGTTGTAAAATCTGTTTCTGTAACTAGTTCAGGTTTAAACTTAGTATTAGCAAACATGTCTGGCAATTCCATCTTGTTCCATTCAATACCAAGATATCTTCGTGGAGCCATTCTGCCTGTCATGAGTGTTCTGGCCAGTGGCATATCTTTACCACAACCTACATCAATGAGATCAGTTTCTTTAAACTTACCACTGACACCTAAGTCTTTAGCAATCTTAGTCCACCGTAAGCAATGCGCTATATAATCACGATGCAGAAACCCTCGTCGTTCTGCTTGTTCGACACTCAGATGTGTGCCGTCAATTTCTTTTCCTTTGGCATTTGCCATAATATTCTCCTAGTTCACTAAATTAAAATGTTTTTCATACACATGCAAATTCTGCACCTGCCAATATATATCACCTGGTTTAACCAGCGTTTTATCATTCTGTATGTTTATCAAATCACAGACTTCTTTCTGCATCCACTTCTGCCATGCATAATCATTCTTATATCCATATACTACATCATTTGAACGCATTTGTACAACACTTATTAGCTTGTCATCACGAATCATATATGATACAGCATTAGTACAAATGAAATCTGACATGCCACCTTTATCGTATTCATTCCATATTGATGGACGATTGTAGATCATACAAGCTCTACGTGAGTCTGGATTTCTGAATAATTCATCTGCAACATTACCAAGTTGATTATGATATTGTTCTGACATAGTAAGCAAACCATAGTTAGAATTGATCTCACCATGCTTTGATGCTGCATACTTCCATGCTGCAGGTGGTTCACCATCAGGATTAATATCATTAATATTGTTTGACATTGATTGATACCATACAATCTCTTTGTCAATGTATTCTTGATTTGGAGTACCGAATATAGCTGGTTCGTCTGCAATGAATGATGCGCCGATAAGTTCAATGGTCTTAGCACCAGTCTTATCAGTCGTAAATCTTTCTTGACGTAGTTCATCTTTGAAATGCCTACGTATATCACGCACTCTCATTGTCATATTATTCATGTTTAACTCTCTTTCTCAAATCACTTGTACTGAAACGATGATCTCGCTTATTGAAGTATATTTCGATATCTCTCTTGCGACATATGTCTCTACCAGTAAATTCTTTATCTCTGTATTCTTCACCAAGTATTCTCACGTTTATTTGATACATGTTCATTATATCACATAAATCAGCTTCTGTACAATAAATAATGACTTCATCGACATATTTTATTGCTGATAGCTGTGCTTGTCTTTCTACGATCGATTGAACAGGAGCATTCTTAAAATCTCTATCTACTGATGGATCTACTTGTAATGCGCATATTAAGTGATCACAAATAGACTTAGCTTCACGTAACATAGCCACATGGCCAGCATGAAGTAAATCAAATGTAGATGCTGTTAAACCTATTTTCAATGGTTTCTTTCTCCTTCAAATACACACATAAAGTCTAATTCAAGCTTATCGTGAGTATTCCAAACTTTATGAAAATGTTTCTTTGGTATTACAAATACATCGCCTTGTTTGGCAGGATAATTGACATCGCCAATTTTAATAATACCTACGCCACTTGTAAACATATAAACTTCTTCTTGATCTTCGTGACTATGCCCAGTTGTATTTTGACTTGGATGTAATGTAGTAGTACTTACAATGAGATTAGTTAATACTAAATCATTATCTATGAGTTTATATACATCATTATCTTTTATTGTTTTGCCTTCAAGCTTCCAAAATTCAGCTACCTGCATGACCTACCGTCTCTCTTTTAATATCATTATGATTAAACTCTGCCCAATATAATTCAAAGGCTATACCATCTTCTAAACATTCAAATTGATGATATACACCAGGTTTTACTTTAGTATACATTCCAGGTTTTAAAATAGTTTCATCAATTAGATCATAGTCTTTTTGCCATACACGTATCAGCAGTTCACCTTCTTCAACATAGAATCCATTCCATTTGAATTCATGGCAATGTTTAGAACAAACACCACCTTTATTCATTTCAATACGATGAAACTCAAGAGC